CTGACGAACCCGGCGATGCCGCTCGCGTTGCAACCATACCCGCCATCGTCGGCAATGTCAGCAATGGTTGAAAACCTCGCTCCAATCCAGCAGCCATCTGCTCACCAATCTGTTGCATGAGTTTGCTTGGCGACGCGATACCAAGCAACCGTTTGATCATCTGTATTGCGTTTGAGAATGGATCGAACAACGCGTGATAAATTGCATCTGCGACAGATGCAATCCCGTTTGCGAGTGCCTGAGCGATCATACGTGCTACGCCCCACCAATCCGTCCGGATGATTGTGGATACTGCATTGATGAACGGTGCAATCAAGTTATCATAGATGCCGGACGCAATTGACAACACTCCATTGATGAGACCTTGCACAACGTTGCGTGCTACGCCCCACCAATCTGTATTCACAATTGTCCAGACAGCATTCCGGAACGGACTGGTCAGCACATCCAGCAAACCACCTGCAAGCGACAATGCTGCGTTGATCATCCCCTGCACCGCTGAACGCGCTGCATCGGCTAATAAGACGGCTGCATTGCGGACAGCATTGGTTGCACTATCCCACGCGCTTCGGACACCGTTCACCAGATCGTTCCAGCGCGCACTCATGAAATTCAATAATTCTGACAACGCAATGGAGACAATCCCCTTGATAATGTCCCACGCGCCGCGGATGATCTGTTGAATCGCCGCCCATACGGCTTGCTGAGTATCTTTCCAGTCTTTTGCCGCTTCGTCGAAATCCCCACCCAAAATATCCAACGCAACTTTGATGATGCCTTTAATCGTTTCCCACACAACTTTGATAGTGCCGGCGATTTCATTCCAAACTCCCTTCATAATCCGCAGAATATCATCGCCATGTCGGTCAAGGAATGATTTAATCGCCTGCGCGATCGGCTGGATCACATTTTCCCAGATGAACTGCATCGCGTCGTTGATCACTCTCGAGATATTGCCCCATGCTTTGCGCAGTTTTGGCTCGATCTCGCGCCAGAAAACACTGAGTTCATTAGCAATTCTGTCAACGATTGGTGTAATGAATCGCAAAATCGCTTGCACCGCATTCGGTAGTTGACGCAAGCCATCCTCTGCACTGCTAAGCGACTTTAGCAATGTGCCACTCAGCAAATCACCTAGTCTGCGTAACACTGGCACTACATTATCGCCAATCCACTGCGCCAACTGCCGCAATGCTGGCACAACATTGTCGCCGATCCACTGAGCCAACTGTAGCAACGCTGGCACTACATTGCCGCCGATCCACTGTGCTAACTGCCGCAATGCTGGCACTACATTGTCACCAATCCACTTAGCCAACTGTAGCAACGCTGGCACTACATTGTCACCAATCCACTGCGCCAACTGCCGCAGCGCCGGCAACACGTTGTCACGAATCCATCTAACCAGACCACGCAGACCCGTAACAAGAATCGGGATAGCCTTCTCCGCCCACTCCCTGAATGCAGGAAGACCTTTGTTCACCTCCGTCACCAACTCTGTAAATACGGGCAAGAGTTCCATGCCGATTGACTCAAGCAAGTTCTGCACTTGTGTGTTCAGAATCTTCATTTGACCTGCGAATGTTTTTCCTGCCGCCTCTGCTGAGCCACCGAATTCGGTTTGCAGTTCCTTGAGTATAAACTTTTGCGCATCCAACGTTTTCCCGGATTCGACCAGTGTTTTGATCATCTTTTGCTGTTCATCCGAGAAATTCACACCGACGCGGCGCAGCGCATCTACTCCGTTTACCGGGTCTTGCAACGCTTTTCCAAGTTGGATCGCTGACGATTTCAAATCTTGACCAAGTGCCTGCGACATATCCAACATAACCCTTGTCGCGTCCGGAAAAACGTCTTTTCCGATCTTGGTGAATGTCAGCAGAATATTCTGACCAGAGACAATTGCCTCGTCATCGAACATGGTCAGTTGAGACAGAGAATCTGCCAGGTCAAGCACCTGCTTTTTCGTTACACCCGCCACGCCCGCTGTGGATTTGAGCACGGCATCTAACTGCGCCTCAACCTGCTGGGACTCCATTGCCGCTTTCGTTGATGCGACGATGCCTGTTGCCAGTGTACCAAATCCGGCGGCTGCACCCAGCAAACCCACTTTCAATGCTCCACCGATTACATTCTTGCCCAGGTCAGAAATGGAATCGCCGAGACGACCCAACTGTCGCTGAGTCTCCTCGGCTCCCTCAATTCCAACGCGTGTAATTAGTCGCGCGACTTCTTGCTCCATTTTGCGTCTCTCACTCGATTCTCAATCTCAATGCACGCCAGATGCTCAAATACCACACGCGCCGGCAAGCGCGCAACAACGTCCGGCGTTGTGTGGTACACATCTCGGCACAGCACTAGCATCACATACTGGATCGGCGGCGAACCTTCTCCCGACCAGAGATGTCGGTAAAGTTGCCGCCGGAGACTTCCCCCTGCGGTCCGCCTCCAATGGCTTTGATTGCCCCGTTGATTTGCTCGGTCAGTTCCCGGAACTGCACCATATTGATCGCACGGATCGCTGCTTCATCCATTCCGGTCAGACGCGACAGGATGCCGATCACATCGGCAATCTTCAATTGCTCTGTTTGTGCGCGCTCAAATATTTCCAAATCGCCAATCGTCAAGCGATTTGGATCAATCTGGACGCCATCCATATTACACAACCGTGTTCTCGGTCAACGCACCATTGCCTTTGAGTGAGATCGAGATACCAATCAGGTCATCCGCCGGCATGTCGTTGTCCAAACCCGTAAGCACTGCGTTGCCGGTGTAGTACTTTTTGCCGCTGGTGTTGCCCTGCGGATACACCGAGATTGCAACATCGGTACCAAGTTTCCCAAACAACGTCGAGAATACATTGTTGGAATCGAGCACTGCATCAACACTCAATTCCCAGGATTGCCCAGTCGGGACACTGTTTTCCCACCGATCGCCAAATACGGTGTAGTTGCCTGTGTTGCCCCTGACACTGAGTTTGATGCTCTTGCTCGATGTCTCGATTGACATCGAGTCAATTTTAATCTCCGCTGCATTGCCGCTTTCCGCTGCCATTTTTACCTCCGTTAGGTAGAGTGAATCACTCGATAGTTGCCGCCACTGTGCCAGTACTGCCGTCCGTTATCGAGTTCAGTAAATCCAAAAACGCTTTCACGCCGCAACATCACAACTTGTCCATCCGGAACCGGAATGCTCAGTATCGCGTCGTTCAATAACACATCTGCCGCCTGATACAGAGAATCCACATCAAGCCGCGATGGACCGCCAACTGCTTTAACTTGGTAGACCAATTTCTCCGCCGCGCGCGCGCCGTGTGTCCACGCATCGCGTCCGCTAACAAGTTGGAACACCACGAACGGCGTCTGCGCGTCTTCGGGTGCGACTCCGTTGTACACCCTGCCCGCCAGCGTACCGGTGTTCAGTTGGTTGTAGATTGCCTGGTCAATCTGCCACATCATTCCATCCGCATTGCCTGCTTACACGCTTCAACGAAGCCGTCTTTCACTTTTTCCGCCGCTGGGCGCATATAGGGTCGCGCGCTCATTTTTCGTGTGCCGTATTCAACATAGATGCCATAATGTGCGCCCACACGTACTTCCGCATTTAAGTCGCCTTTAATCTCTGTCTGGATGCTGTTTTTCAAATTTCCGGTTTTCACCGGCACAATGTCTTTTGCGTTTGCTTCCAAATCGAGCGCGGTCTTGCGAACCGCCGCGCTCAACATGGAATGCATTTGACTGCCAATCTCTGGAAACTTGTTCAGTTTGACAACAACACTGACACGTGGAGTAGCCATCAAATCTCCGCCACACTGAGCCGCCGCACAATGTCCCACGTGCCGCTGACAGTGCCTTCAATCACATGAAACACGCGGTCATCAATCTGCAAGCGATCACCTGGCGAGATACTTGTATCACTTGGAGTGATAATCACGTGCGTCGCATCTGAGACAATGCGCGCGGCAACCTCTTTGGCAAGTGCGCTCACAGGCATAATGCGCGCCGCACACGTCTCGCTGGCAATGAATTGCTCCGTACGTCCTCCGATGGCGTCCGCCGTCACCGTGCGTCGCAGTATCGTCGCTGTCTCAGGTAGCGACGCGCTTGTCGTATCACGCATTCTGTTCAGATCACTTGCGCTTAGCATACTTGCTCATTATCTCCGCGGCAGTCTCTAGCCGGTCAATCCCGACCATTGCGCCGCTTTCAAAGAACAAGACCGTCTGTGCAGTGGAACTATTTGCTTTTGTAAATCCTCGTTCGCGTGCAAATGGATCAAATCGTTTGTATG